AACTAGGTGTGTAGTAAAACTTCCGCAAGGAAATTATACTGTGCCTATGTCAATGTTAGAGGTGGCTTAAATGCAAGACATACTAATAACAATACTATTTAGAATACTTTGTGGTTGTGGTTTAGCATTAATGGGTGGATATTTAGTAGTTGAAACAATCAGAGAACTTGGATCACCATTCTATTTCTTTACATCTGTATTTGGATTATTTGCTTTGGTGTTTGGGTGCTTTTGTATTGTATGGGATGGATGGAAATGAGTAATATAAATGAAGAAAATTTAATGGAACATGTAATTACTGAGGTTGATACCTTATGGCAGTTGAAGGATCGTGATGATCTTAAAAATGACTGTATAAAATATGTTTTTAAGAATTGGAATTTTGGTTTTAAAGATGAAATATATTTAGTAATACAATTCTTATCAATGAAATGTGCTGATGCTCTATCAACAGCAGACTTAGATTCTATGGCAAGAGCAGAAGAAGAAACTAAAATAAGCTCTTATCAAGAAGCAGATCAAGGATTATAAACGTGGAAACAAAAATTAAACTATCAAACCCTAGTAAAATGCCATGTTATTCATGGGATTTGCAGGCACTAGATGACTGTATCGGATCTAAAGATTCCGAGGGTACTCTTGTGCCTGCTTGTAAGATATGTTATGCTACTGAGGGATTTTATGTAATGCCTAACGCTATCAAATTGAGGGCTTATAATAAAGAAGATTGGAAAAGACCTGAGTTTGTAGATGAGTTTGTCTATTTACTGAGGGATCAAACATTCTTTAGATGGTTCAGTAGCGGAGATATTAAATGGTGGAAGTTAGCACAAAAGATATTAGAAGTTATGGAACGCACTCCACATTGTAAGCATTGGTTGCCAACTCGCATGTTAAAACCCAAGTTTAAAAATCACGTTGCAATAATAAACAAGATGGCAGAGTTGCCTAATGTTTCAGTACGCTTTAGTTCTGACAGTATTGATGGATCGTATCAAGATGAACATGGATCAACTATAATACCTTACGATGATAATAGACCAGGTGTTAAAATATGTAGGGCTTATGACAATGGCGGTAAATGCGGAGATTGTAGAGCTTGTTGGGATAAAAACGTACCCACTATTGCTTATGTAATGCATGGTCGTAAGGCTATGAAGGCTTTGAAGAAAAGCATACGAAAATAAATTTGAAAAAACACACGGTTTATGGTATACTCCGTAGACTTTCACACTTAGGACACACACTTTATGAATGAATATTTAGTAACTATAAAAAACTTTGAAGGAGAAGTCTTAGAGCTTAAGACTTTTGCTTATAATCTTATGCAAGTTATAGATAGCATGGTTTCTTTTGATTTTGTTGAGGCTATTAGATCTATTACTTGCGTAGAAGATAATCACACTTGGAATTTCGGAGACTCACATTCAGTTATAAAACTGAGGGAAATGAGAAAAGAAATAGGCGATGAAGCTACTTTACAAAATTTATTTAAGGAGTAATTATGTTAGATTTAATTACAAACATAGCAACTACAATACCCATTCCTGACATTGAATTAACTTTCGATGGAATAGTTACGCTATTGTTTAATATTTGTTGTGGTATTATTTATTTAATTGGAGAAGTAACAGGCATAGGATATGAGTTAGCAAACTTATTAATCTTTGTTGTTATTCATCCACTATTAACATTAAGTTTCTATATTCTTTGGAGAAATGCAAAGAATAGAGAAAGAACATGGAAGCAAGCACATACTGATTTGAAAAACAAATTACATAAGTATGTATTTTCTCCTTGACAACTAGTGTGGTTTCTGTTATACTTCACTTTAGGTTAATCATGCCTTTATTTATAAAGGAAAAGAGCCATTAAGTGTTGTATGTAGATGCCCTCTATCTCCACCCTAAGTACAATGCTTAACTTAGTATTGTACTAAGGTGATGGGGTTCATTGGCTCACATCCTCCTTTTTTTTATATTGAGGTGTGATTGTGATAATAATAACTAAATGCTATGGGAGGTTACTATGGCAGTATTAGAAGGAACTGCGTATTGGGCTAGTGTTAAACAGCCGAATACCAGATTTGAGCCTGTATATACAGTCAACTTAGTTGTTGATGACGATACAGCAAATGACTTTGCATCTCGTGGACACAAAGTCAAACAGATGGATGAAGGTCCTGCTCTTATCATTAAACGTAAGGTCAATGGACCTAATGGTATGGTAAGACCTGCGCCAAGGCTATTGAATTCTGACAAGCAAGATGTCAACTATGCAGTTGGCAACGGATCTAAAGTCAAAGTTCAGTTTGCTGAATACGAAGGATCAAATAAATTTGGAGACTATGTAGGTTTAGATCTACAAGCTATTCAAGTTCTTGATCTAGTTGAATACCGTTCTGAAGACGGTGCAGAGTTGTTGGATGGTGGTGAGGAATTCTAATGGATACCTCAACAGAAAACAACAAACCCTTTGTTACTATTGATGGTATTCAAGTTTATGCTGAAGACCTGTCTCCTGAAGGACAGATTTATTTAGCTAGACTTCAAAGACTCAACAATAAAAAAGCAATAGCAATAGTAGACTTAGAAGAACTAAATGCTTCAATCGCTTTTTTCGAGAGCAGACTCATTGTAGATTATCAAGGCGATATGAACGATGAAGAAAGCACAGAGGAGTCTACATCTTTAGAGAACGAAGAAGAAGAAACTACTGAGAAGTAGCTTAACTGGCTAGGTCTGTATTAAAAGGATGTTACCTTTTTGTTACAAGGTAATTTCGTTGATAACAATGCAATACGGATCTAGCCTTTTATTTTGGAGATAGAAATGGAACAAGAAAGTACTTGGGCTGAGTATAAATTACCCTGCCCGAAATGTGGTGGGAGTGATCCCGTCAGTAAAAATAAAAATGGTTCAGCTAAATGTTTTAGTTGCGGAGAATTTTTTCCGAACTATAACGAGGCTTGTACAGGAAACATTATAGATTTGGAAGATAAAAGAGAAACTAAAGTAACAACATTTTTAAACTCTTATACAGGAGTATATGCTGATTTAACTGATAGAGGTATCAGTGAAAAGACAGCTAAGAAATATGGAGTTCGTGTAGTTTATGATTCTACTGGACAAATCTCACAACACATCTACCCTTATTTTAATGGTAATGAAATTGTCACAACCAAAACAAGATTTGTTAAAGATAAAAACTTTAAAGTTGACGGAAGATATGATGATACAGGATTATTTGGTGAACAATTATTCAGAAATTCAGGTGGTAAATATCTCACAATCGTAGAGGGTGAGTGTGATGCATTAGCCACACATGAAATGATGGAGAATAAATGGGCTTGCGTTTCTATAAAACGTGGTGCGCAAGGTGCTGTCAAAGATATACGAGACAGTATAGAATTTGTAGAATCTTTTGAGAATATAGTTCTTTGTTTTGATAACGATCAGCATGGTAGAAAAGCAGCTAGAAATGTAGCAAACATTATTAAACCAGGAAAAGTTAGAATAATGACATTGCCGAGTGGGTTTAAAGATCCTAATGCAATGTTACAACATGGTAAATATACTGAATTTACAAAGGCTTGGTGGGAAGCTAAGATATATACTCCATCAGGAATACTAGAACTATCAAGTGAAAAAGAAAAATGGTTACACCGAGAAGTTAAAGAAAGCCTAGCATATCCTTGGGAAGGATTGAATAAAAAACTTTATGGTATGCGCAAAGGAGAGCTAGTTACACTTACAGGTGGAACTGGTCTTGGTAAAAGTTCTTTTACTAGAGAACTAAGTCATTATCTTATTAAAAATACAGAAGAAAACATAGGGATAATATCTTTAGAAGAAAATTGGTTAAAGACAGCAGACGGAATAATTTCAATCGAAGCAAATGATCGCTTATATTTATCCGAAAAACGAGAAAAATATACTGATGAAGAATTAAGTGAATTGTTTGATAAAGTAATTCCAAAAGGAAGAGTCTTTATACACTCTCATTTAGGTGCTACTGCCATTGATGAAATCTTTTCTAAGTTAAGATATATGATTATAGGATGCGAATGTGAGTGGGTTATTATAGATCACTTACATATGCTTGTTAATTGTATTACCGAATCAGATGAAAGGCGAGGCATAGACCAATTAATGAATCGTCTACGCAGTCTTGTAGAAGAGACAGGTGTTGGTATGTTCTTAGTATCACATTTAAGAAGAGCAGCAGGTGAAAAAGGACACGAACAAGGGATTGTTGTATCCTTGTCTCATCTTAAAGGCTCACAAGGTATAAGTCAATTAAGCGACTGCGTTATAGCACTCGAAAGAAATCAACAAGCTGATGATCCTGAAGAAGCAAACACTACAAAGGTGCGAGTATTAAAATCTAGATACACAGGAGATACAGGACTAGCTTGTAATTTAATATACAATCCTAAAACTGGTAGAATGCTAGAAGAAACTAACGAAGAAACCTTTGATGATATACCTGATTTCTAGGAGATAAACATGAAAGAAATAATATTTGACATTGAAGCAAACAGTTTAGATCCTGATATAATACATTGTATTGTAGCCAAACCATTAGGAGAACCTATGGTTTGTTTTAAACCGCATCAAATTGAAGAAGGAATAAAATATTTACAAGAAGCAGATTGTTTAATTGGACATAATCTTTTAGGCTTTGACGTTCCTGTAGTTAAAAAATTATACAATATTGATTTATCTGAATACTGTAAACTAAAAGATACGTTGGTTATGTCTCGTTTATATAATCCTGTTCGTGAGAACGGACACAGTTTAAAAACGTGGGGATATATAGTTAATATACTCAAAGAAGAACACGAAGAATGGGATGTTTATTCTCCTGAAATGTTAAAGCGATGCAAGCAAGATGTAATTATCAATGAAAAAACATATGAATATCTTTTAAAAGAAGGAGAAAAGTTTTCTAAAGAATCCTTACAAATAGAACATGAAGTTTTTAATATATTAAAACAGCAAGAAAGCAATGGGTTTCTTTTTGATTTAAAGAAAGCGACACTTTTAGTTGCATCGCTAAGAGAAAGGATGCTTGTTGTTCAAAAAGAAGTAAGAGATAAATTTAAACCTAGATGGGTTGATGTAAAATTAGTAACACCTAAACTTAAAAAGGATGGTACACTATCTAAGTCAGGCTTAA